GGCAGGTATTGGAGATTTTGCGCCTGCACTTCTTGCTGCACGACATTGCCGGCATCCGCGATGCGTAGCCGGTCAGCACTACGCCCCACGGCAAGCACGGTGCGCAGGTAACTCGCATATTCACATTTGCCTTACAATGTAATTGCTTCGTCTTGTTCGGTAACTGGTTCACTAATACTTTCGGCATTCTGAGCCATAATAGTTTCAGCATTTGCACCAGCATCCACTTTGGTGTAGAGGTCTAAGAAACTTGCCTTAGTATCATCATCAAAACGGTTCAAGCACAACTCAATCGCTTTCATACGATTACCGAATACACCATAAGTCTTACTGATATGAACCAAACGGCGGGTAGAAATCACTTCATCAACACCACCCTCAACAAAGGTTTTGCGAATCACATCAGCCCAAGTAACCAACTTTTCGGCAAATTCATCATCGGTCTTGCCGTGATTAGTCAATTCTTTTTTGATAATCTTCTGCTCAACTTTGACAGGAGGCCAATCTTGTTCATAAGTGTTTAGGAATCGCTCTAAGAAGGCTTCATTCAAAACATTAGTAAACATATAACGACCATCATCTGAACCCTTACCTTTAGTATTGGCAGTAGCGATGATAGTGAAACCATCAGCAGGTACAACCAACTCATTCTTTTTCTTCAACAAGAATGGTTTACCTTCAAGCACACGCTGTAGGCAAGATAAGTTTTGAGCACCGTAATCAATCTCATCAATACATAATACGGCACCTTGACGAGCAGCCACAGTTACGGGGCCATCTCGCCACTCCATTTGACCATTGATAAGAACAAAGTTACCAAGTAAATCTGATTCATCGGTTTCAGGTGTAATAGACACACAAACGAATTTACGACCTAACTTAGCACAGGCCTGTTCAGCAGACATTGTTTTACCATTACCAGAATGACCAGTAATGAAAATAGGATAGAATTTTTTACTTGCAACAATTTGAACCAAATCATCAAAGTTACCGAATGGTACATAATTCTTGTAAACTTTTGGTACTAGATTTTCGGTTTCAAGGTCGGTAACCACATTTGCAATACGGTTACCATGAGAAATTTTTTCACTTGGCATTTTTACAACCTGAGCAGTCATTTCAATAGCAACTGGTTCAGGCATAGATTTTGCCGTAACACCAGGCACTTTATATAGTCCACGACCAACACGGTTTGATTCATCTTTAGTAAACCATTGGGCGCCAGAAATACCCATTTCAGAACAAATCTTTTTGATTTCAGATTTAGTCACAACATCTTTACCAATTGAAACCAACTTAGACATAAACAAATCACGATTACTCATAATATAAACTACCTTTCCATTTTTCACTAGATACTACCATTATAACATAGTCCACACCATTTGTCAAGGGCTAAAAAGCCCTTATAAATCAATGGTTTAGATAGCAATACCATCAATGAACCTAGACACCATCACACGGTTCACTTGGCGCTTTTTGTTCATTTTCATAAAGGCAGTCTTTAGTTTACCTGCTGTAACGGCACCATTGATAACAATCTCACCCTCATTTTCATCAATTTTTAATTCGCTACCGCCAGGTAAAATGAAGAAACTTTCATAACCTTTATTGTATGATTGTAAGAATTTATTTTCACGCAATTTACTTACAAGGTCTTTCACATAATCAGTTCTTGCAAATTGAACATAACGAGTGTTATCAATACCCATTTGTTTTTTCACATTAGCGTAAACTGATTCACCCTTTTCATCAATATACTTTACAGTAAGTCCTTCACGCAAACGACCACGGTCACCAGCTAAGAAGAAACCAAAAATTTTAGCACCAGTTTGTTTCTTATACCAATCAAAGATAGCGATACGCATACCATCATCGTGGTTAGTATAATAGTCATGAGCGTGCCTTTCAATTTTCATTTGCTTCTTGCCATCAGTAAGATACAAATTGTAAGTAGTTGGGTCAAAACGTTTTGTGATTTTATATTTTTCACCTTCTAAACTATCATTCTCAACAAACATACGATATGTATTATCAGCATCACCATCATGCACAACAACCAAGTTTACAATATCTAAATTGTTCACTTTGCGGAATTGATTTGTGATAGGTGCCAATGCAACCATAGCTTGATTCAATGGTGTGTTACTCAAATCTTCATTTTGTGGTCTACCCAAATAACGAATACCATCATCATAAGACATTTTCAGAGCCATCATATTACGAAAAGCAGTTTTGAATTCAGCACTTTTCATATTTGAACTCAAATACTCACGCAAAAATACGGTATCAAAATCAATTTCACCAGCATTCTGTGTGAATGATTTGATATTAGAAGGGTATTTTTCTTCATAAATTTCTTTGAAATCACGGTAACGACCTTCAATACTATCACCAAAACCATACACCACAAAAGGAATATTCACTTTGCGACAGAACATAGAAAGAATCAAAACCTGTTCAATAGAACCTGCCATGTTTTGTCCCATAGAACCAGAACGGTCAAGTAACAACACTAGACCATGCGATTTACCTTTTGGCACACGCATAGTTTTACGGAAGATATTATCATCAACTTGATAACGATACAAACGAGAGATATCAATATCACCAGTATTTGCAATCTTGGCCTTAGAAAATGCCTTAGCAGCTTTCTTCATTTCAAATTCTTTCGCAAGCATACCGATATAACGGTCGTTACGCTCTTTGAATTTGTTTACCTCAAGGTCAATCATGTTATAACGATGTTGGCCGACATTATCAACTGTATAATATTCAGATAAGAATTGCTGAACCTTACTTGCAGGTGTGATAATGTTTTCCATAATTGGTGTTGGCAATTTCATGTAAACATATTCTTTACATTTTTCATCCAACAACTTATCTTCATTCTGACGGAATGCTTTATCAGTAGAACATTCAGGTTGAAATTGGTCTTTTGTTGATGGTGCGGAATCTTTGTATGGGTTGTATTCGTTGCCATACTCATCGCCATCTTCACCAACATCATCATTAGATTCACCAGATTTTGATTTGGTTTGACCTTCATCACCATCGGATGGTTCTCGTTTTTCACCTACTGATTGCTCACTTTCTCCATCAAGTTCTTCATCATAATCAGATTCGCCATATTCATAACCATCATCAGATTCTTCTTCAGCGCCATTAGCAGTAGCTGCCATAGATTGAAGCATTTGTTGCATTTCAAATTGTTCATCTTTTGAATAATCAAATACTGCTTGAGTAACACGAATAACATCTTCCCATGTTTCACAAGCTTCAACTTGTTTTACCAAGTCCATTTCTTCATCAGTAAATTTGATATTCAATAGACCAGTCATTTTGGTATGAATATTCAAACGGTCAATAAATGACATTTCATTTAGATTACGACCTTTGATTTGAAAGAAATCATTGGTAACAAGATAATCATAACCACGGCTAAATGAATACTTTAGGCCAGGATACTTGCGTTTTACTTTCTTTTCAATACGACAATCTTCAACTACATTTAGAAAACCTTTGTAGTTAGCACCACGAGCTGAAACGGCATCATGCCAACCTTCAGGCGGTGTGTAAAGTGCATGACCAACCTCATGACCCATCAATAAGTCATACAAGGCACCAGTCATGTTTTGCCAAATAGGACAGTAAAGAACACGATTCTTAGGGTCAAATTTAGCCGTTGAAATCTTTTGGTGTTCAACACGGAGATTTTCAGTAGCCATCAACTTGGCTAATTGAGATTTGGATTCAACTGTAAATGTCATAATATAATATACTTTTTCACTATAATAATATCCATTATATCACAGTTTCGCCTGTTTGTCAAGCCACCGTCTAAGCTCTTGTTTTATAACGGTATTTTTGGCAACTTCATTGAGGACATGGTCTATTCCATGTGTTTGGAACGCATCCAGAACATCGGCAACACAACTATAAAAGTGCATTTCTTCCTGTTCTAGTAGGGTATGTGAATAATCTTCAATCATTTGACCGTCATACATAATAATCTCCCATTGAAAGATGATAGTATAACACAAATAATATTTATTTGAGGCAAAGAAAAAACCCTACCTTTCGGTAGGGTTCCTCTTTTTTTCAACTGAACTGGAGATTTAGTATGAAAATTGGAGCGGTCTCTATGATTCGCACATAGCGCTCAGGTTGGACACCTAAACTGTTCTACAACGACCGCATATTCTTTAATGTATATAATTATATATGCTTTTTATTTTTATTTCAAGCACTTTTTTACACTTCTGCCTGATTATCTACCAACTTGTGCCAGATATTTAGCTTTTGTTTCTTCCCATGTAAGATAAATCAAATCATCATAAAACAAAGTTTCATATGATACTTTATCTTTCTTTATCAATTGTTTGATACGACCTTTAGCGTGTTTCTCTTTCCAAATCTTTGTCAATGCTTCATAACTTGTATCAAATGATTTTACCAATGTATCTTCGGTAATTTCTTTACGGAGAAATTCATAGGTATTATTATACAAAGGACTGAAATAAATTCCTCTTGCGTGTTCACTACGAATCAACTCTTTAGGTATACCCAATTTACTGTAAGTAAAATTCAATGAACGATTTTTATGGTCACGCTTATGTGGTTGCCCACTAGGTTTCTTTGCAATATACCATTCAAAGTATTTACGAGTATGATTTGTTTTTAACCATTCACGAATTGAATATCTTGTATCACGCTCTGGTTCATATGATACGGAACCTGATGTGAAACCCATAGCATTCCAATGGTCAAGGTTATCATACTGTGAAAGGCCACCTGCTTTCGTTTTACCATACAATGATGTTGTGGTTACACCGACAAGTGTATCACCATATTGTTTCTTCCAAAGTCTTTGAACTTCATCAGATAAACATAACAACGCAAGTAGTTTACCACCAACATAATTATAACCTAGAGGTTGGAAAGGAACAATAGTAGAACCAATTGCAGTATGGTTTATCATACCACCTTGTGTTTTCAAATCTCTTGGCCAACCAATCACATTATCTCTTGGTGTCAAATCAAGAAAATCGGAACTGATACAGATAACACCAAGATACTTGCCAGTCTTTCTATCGGCAACCAAGAAGTTTAGGTTACGACCAATGTTACTGTTATTCTTCATTGTAGAAATAAAGTTTCGTGCTGTGTTCCATCTTTCAGGCAAGTCACTACGTTTTACTTTTTCTTCTACAACTGTACCGTCAATGCCTTGTTTCTCTAGTTTACCAGAATCGTCTGTGTAAATCAACATAGGCTCAAGATTCTCATAATCTTCGGCACCGTTTGGCATCCAAATATTAGATTTTACCTCATCAACCAAAACCTGTTGTGATGGGTCAATCAATTGCCTTTCTTCACCAAACAAAGTATTATTCATCTCAGTAGGATACTTTTGTTGAATCTCACACCACTTTTGATAGAGTGTATATTCTTTTACATCCATCTGTGATACAAATGTTAGGTCTTTGATAGTTTGCTCACGCAATTGTTGTTCATCTACCTGAACAAAACTTCCAGACGGATTGGCATCTTGCCATTTCTGCCATTGCGTTTCTACATCATCTTTTGGGTCAAATGCGTATGCCATTATTTTTTTCTACGTGATACAGTTTTTATTAGTTTCTTTTGTTTTTCTCTTGCTAATTGTAACGCAACTGGCTTCACATAAGAGGTAAACTTGATGCCGTTCATATGGTCAAGTTCATGTTGGTAACAACGAGCAGTTAGACCTTCCATTCGCATTTGAACCAACTCACCATTTTCATTGTAGAATTCTGCCTCAACCCATTCTGGTCTATCAATCTTTAGACCTAAACCAGGAAAAGATAAACATCCTTCTGTATCTTTCATTGTTGATGGTGCTTTGGCAACAATCTTTGGATTGATACAAGCCCAAGAATTCTCACCAACACCTATAACAAATACTCTTTCAAATACACCACATTGATTGGCAGATAATCCAATACCATTGAAAATGTCTTTAGTCAACTTCATTCGTTTGATAAGTTTTGTCATCAAAGGATTAGGTAACTTACGAACATCATAGTCAGGTATTGGTGCCGACAACATTGGCTGGTGTTCATCGTAAACAGGCAACGGTTCAACAACTTCTTCTTTTGGTGTAGTCAGGCCTGCCGATGTATCAATGACTAATAAATTTTCTTCGCTCATTTTTGTAATACCCAATCCTCAGCCGCATTTTCGGCATCTTCTTCATTAGAAAACAATTTCATATCATTATAATCATCTTCTGCTCTATAAAGCAAGACCATAAATGGTTCTTTGCCTTTAGTTTTGAAAACTTGTCCTGTTAGGTTATACCCATCGGTATATTCATGTAATTTTATCATTTCATTATCCTTGAAAAATTCTTTACCTTTTCAAAACGAATCACACTACGGAACTTATCTTGTAGAATATCACCTTTATGTGAGATAACAAACACATTGGTGCCCTCCAACATATGAAGAATATTCATTAGATATTCTGTACCATTCGCATCCAAACTACTATCAAACACTTCATCTAAAATCAAAAGGTTTGTATTAGCAGAGTTCTTCAATTTAGCAACAGCACGCCAACTGAACAATAATGCCAAATCAATCTTTTGTTTTTCGCCTTCTGAAAATGAGGCATAAGTAAAATCATCACGGTGGCGAGATTTGATTGTTTCTTTGAATGTTTCATCAAGGTTGAAGTTCACAAAGAAATCAAATGATGCCAAGTATTTGTTTACCAACTTATTGATAATTGGCAAATACTGCCTAATGATTTTAGTTTTGATACCAGTATCCTTCAATAAATTGCTTGCCGCCTCAAGATACATTTTTTCTTCATTCAACTCTTGCAGTTTAGCTTCTTCTTCTATCAATTGATTTTGGAGAATCTGTAATGCCAATTCGGTTTTCTTTGTAGTATCTTTAGTGTTTCTAAGAGTTTCAATCTTATCAGATAACTTACCATTATACCTGTTCAATTCTGTAATTGAAGAATTAGAAATTGCCACTTGTGTTTGGCAGTTTTGAACCTGTAAAACAGTATTAGCAATTTCACCCAAACGAATATTCAAATCCGATAATTTGACCTCAAGAGTTGAAAGGCCTGTCTGTAACTCATTGACTTTTGTGCCAAGGCTGCCGATTTGTTCTTGTTTAAATTCATCTTCAATACCCTGGTGACAAGTAGGACAAACGTCATGCCCCTGAAAGAATTGAATGTCCTTTTTGAACTTGCTAACGTTGGTTTCAATCTGTGCTTCAAGTTGGGTGAGTTTTTTGATTTTACCTTGAATTTCCGCTTTATCAACAATAGTTTGTTGCAGTTCCGAAATAGTATTTTGTGTTTCACCGATTGATGTATTGAGTCTTGCAATTTCAAGTTCATTAGTAGATATCTCCAATTGATATGACGAAATCAATTCTTCATTGTTCTGTTTCATATCTTCAATATGTTTTTCTTGCATTTCAATCTTAGATTTGGCATTTTCAGTTTTCATTTTGCCTTCACTAAGTTGTTCTTTGTTTACTGCCACCTTATCTTTTAGAATGTTGTTCATGGAAGAAAAGATTTGAATATCAAGCAATTCTTCAATGATTGCTCGTCTATCGGCAGGCGATAGTTGCATGAATGGAGTAAACGAAGCAGAACCTAGAATAACAATCTGTGTAAAAGATTTATAGTTCAACTTCAAAATAAATTTCTCAAGGTGTTCTTGGTAATCACGCATCGCTGCATCTTGGTTGATAAGAACACCATCTTGCCAAATCTCAAACACATTTGGTTTGATACCACGAACAATCTTATATGATTTATTACCTGCATTGAATTCAACTTCAACAAGACAGTCTTTTCCATTGATAGAATTCAACAACTGTGGCTTGTTGACAGAACGGAATGGTTTGCCAAATAAAGCAAAACACAAAGCATCAAGCATTGTGGATTTACCTGCACCGTTTGAACCAACGATTAGTGTGTTTGGAGATTTATCAAATTGTAATTCGGTGAAATAGTTTCCTGTTGATAAGAAGTTTTTCCACCTGATTTTTCGGAATATAATCATTCAGTTTCAGTATTCAAAGCCTCAACATACAACTCACGCATGAGTGTTTTGAGTTTATCATTATTTACATTCAAAGGCAAATTATCAATATACTTAGATAGTATAGTCATTGTATCTTCAGCTTGGTCAACAAGTTCTTGGTCATATTCAAGAGCAACATCAGTAAAATCTTCAACGTTTGATAAGTCACCAACTCCTGCCTTGTAT